AACAAACGTGCCAGCATCATTGTTAAGTCTTAGTTTTGCACCAGTTGTAAATCTAAATGACTGATTAAGAGTTAATTCTTGGACGTTATCAATTTTAAGAGTAGGTGTTACTTTAAAGTAATATCTATCTTTAACAACTGCAGTAACTGAAAGTTTCTGAGAGCCTGGTGAAGGGACTGTAGCAGTTCTAGAACTCCATACATCTTGTGTATATGTAAGTGTCTCAGTATCTTGAGTCATTGTTGTTGTAGCATCATCAAAGTCTAAGTTTTGGAAACCTGCGTCACCTAAACTATAACCTGTAGACACTATTGTGAGTGTAGATCCAGTTACAGGACTTACATTTGCTCTAATAAATCCAACTTGTGTATTTGTTTGTAATGCTTGAGTTCCAAGTCTTGCTGCATCTGCATTTTTATCAACTTTAATACCCCAACCAGTATAGTCGATATAATCATATTGATTAAGATTAGTTGTAAACCATGCATCATCAACCCAATCAAAAGTAAATCCAAATGCACCTACAGTTGGGAATGCGGTTACATCAGAAGGAACTGTAGGAGTAATCGCTCTGTTTCTTAATCTTAAATTATCAACATAATATGTTCCTTGCTCATTAGAACGGAATTGATTTGGTGTTGTGCTTCTACCAGAAATATTACCAATGAAAAGATCTTTACCACCTAATGATGTATTTGTAATAGTACCAGTAAGTGCTTGTAAACCGTTTACATAAGCAGTAAATGTATTTCCATTTTTAACAAGAGATACAAACTGCCATGTATTGTTAGCAAACATGGTTGTTGAACCAGATTGTAACGCACTACTAGCAGAATTTAATTTAGTAGAACTATTAGTAACAGCAAGTTCTAAATGTCCAGAAGACATATCATAATATAACCAAAGTCCACCAGTTGCATCTTCAGCATCACCAATAGCAAATAATGTTTGTTGTGTCTGTGATAAAGATGTAGTTGTAGAATCTTTATACACCATCATCTCAAGAGTCCAATTATCGTTTAACTTAGTACCTAATTGAGCAGAAGTAATTTGAAGATTTGCTTGAGTCCAAGAAGTTTGACCAGTTTGATAACCGAAGATTTTAGCAACATTATCAGCATAAGTGATAGAGTTGTTTGTTGATGTAGATGTTAATGTGTAATGACCAGTAGTATCAGCATTAGATCCTGATGTGAATGGGAAAATAAACTCATTTCTGTTCCAAGATGATTGACCAAAGATATGAATGTCACCAGAAGTATCAGTAGAAAGAGTATAAGGTGTAATACCCTCTATATTCTTAAGATTAAACTGATTAGTTGTATGATTTTTAATTACACCATCATATCCAATTTTTACACTTTCAGTTGTTCTAAGACTGTCTGTAGTAGCAACTTTACCAAATGTTAAATTAAGATCACCAAAAATATCAATACTGCACTTTTGTGCCATTGTAATACTTCCACCAGAAACCAAATAGCGATAGTTCCATATTAAATCACCATCAGTATCAACTTTACCAACCCAGAAACTATCTTTAGTTGTATTATCTGATTTTAATCTAAGAGTAGAACTAATATAAACTTCTTGGAATTCATCAATACAACAAGATGTATTTAAGAATGAATATAGAGTATTTGTATATTCTTTGATCCAAGCGACTGTAATAGCACTTGTTCCAACAGTTGCTTTACCAAATGCAGCATTAACAGCAGTTGCGTTTGCAGTTGTTGCAGTTTCCATTGAGAAATAAACATCTGTGCCATTAATAATAATATCTGTAATTTTTTCAGAAGCATTTGCTGAAGCAAGTTTTCTCTTAACTGCAAAGTTACCGCTAGTATCAATAAGAGCAAGATATGCATCATAAGGAGCACCAGAGTTAGTATTAGTAAAACCACCAATAATAAATCTAGTATCAGAATATTTGTCAATAGCAGTTACATGATCTGCACGAGTTGCACCAGAAATACCTGCATATGCTTTCTGTAAATTAAGTGTCGCACTTAGACCATTTGCTGCCTCTGTGTATTTTGCAAGAATTACATCAGGGTTATATGCATCAAGAAGAGAACTATTTGGTCTGTTATTACCAACAACCCAAATGCTAGTGCCATCAACATAAAGTTTTTGGAATTCTGTGTAATAAGTTCCATCTGTACTCTCTAGTGTCTTCTCCCATTCTTTAACACCTGTTGCAGATAGTTTAGCAACAAAACCAACTTTGTTAGAACTAGCATCTTGAGTTATACCACAAATATAAACTTCTTTATCTGTATTAACAACAACGTCATTAACTTTTAGATAATTTTGATTTTCAATCTTAGAAACATAGTAATCTGCTTTCTTAAAGATTTGAGGATGTGATAAAATAACACGAGGATTCTGTGTATAACCAGATCCAGAGTTAAGAATATTAACTGTATCAATAGAACCAACACTTGTTACAACTGCTTGTAAATGACCAGATGTTCCTGCACCATCTCTAGGAACAATAGTAATTACTGGAGGAATATCACTATTATATCCAGAACCGTTTGAATTTACAACAATTTCTTCAATACCTTTAAATTGACGAACAATAAATGTTTTATTTGTATTGTTCATGATAGGTGTATAGTCAATAAAGACTGTATCACCTGCAACTAGGTTATGTGGATTAGAAGTCTTTAATACACCAAAGTTATTACCATTAACATTTTCAAATCCATATGTTAAAACACTTTCACCAACAATTCTTGAAATACGAGCAGATACACCAGTTCCATCAGTTCCAGTATTATCAAATATTAAACGGTCATCAACCTGATAGGATAAACCTGGGTTTTCAATAGTAAATCCAGTTACAGAAGCATCTTCAAATTTAGTGATAGTTTCAACTTCAATATCAACCTTAGAATCAAGTTTAACTTTAGGGAAGTAATCAAAAAGTTGTAAAGGTGATTCTTCAAAGATTTGATCAGGATCGTCAATCTCTACTTGATCAATTACACCGCTTCTATCTTCGTCTTCTATCTCGAATAGGAGTAAATCTCCATCTTCGGTAGTTAGAGCGTTTGTAGAGGCATTTGGTGCCCTCTCAACGTCAATATCAACGTTCTCGTAAGGATCACGATATCTAACAACACCAGTAGGAATATTCTGCTGAACCGCAGCTGCATCTAGATTCCAAGTATCTACAACAGAGTTAAAACTAGGACCAAGAATATATGGGAAAAGTGGGTTACCATCTTCTGTAGTGTCAATAGTAACGAAGTAACAATATCTACCTGTAGGATATTCGGGGGTTTTACAGAAACGACCATTGTACTGATCAAGATCACCTAAACTGAAAATATATTCATAATCTTCAACAAATCTACCTGCTGCTTCTGCAGTAAGGAGAGGACCAGCAGTTCTTACAGGATATGGATTTGTATTTGCATCATATACAAGTTCTGTCTTTAAACGATATGAAGTATTCAATCTCGCAACTGAAGAGTTTTGATCAGTAGGATCAGAGTAACCATAAGGACCGTAAATTGGGTTACCATCAAATGCCCATCCAATAATAGGTGAATGAACTAATTGATCTTCCTGTTCTTTAATTTGTTGTTGTGTATTTTTAAATAAGTTGTCACCAAGAATATATCTTAAGGTTTGAGGATTAGATGGGTGTGCATATTCTCCACCATACTGTGCATTAAACCCTTCAAATACTCCACCCTTAGCAGCATCTAAAGTAGATGTCTCTTGTAAATTATATGTCCATTCAAATACATTAGGACTAAACGCAGCATCTTGACCAACCGATGTTAAATTAATAATAGTTGTTCCTTGTGTATATCCAATACCTCTGTTAACAATAGTAATACCAGTAACTCTACCTGCATTCTCACCATCAACGTCAATAGTTGCTCTTGCAACAGCACCAAAACCTTCACCTTGAATACCAATAGTAGGAGCAGTAGTATATCCAGAACCTGCAGAGATAATAGCGATAGAAATAATACGACCATTCTGTACAATCGCTTGTGCTACAGCACCAGAACCAGAACTCAGAACAACACTAGGTTTAGATGTATAAGAAGCACCACCATTAGTTACAGCAATAGATTGAATAGGACCTCTAACATTTGCTGTGCCTGTTGCACCAGCTCCTCCACCACCAACAATCGTAATTGAAGGTTGTGATGTATATCCTGTTCCACCATCATTGATTAAAATTCTAGATACAACACCTTTAGTGATAATTGCAGTTGCAGCAGCACCAGAACCGCCTCCACCAACAATAGAGACTAGAGGAGAAGATGTATACCCAGAACCGCTTGCTGTGACTGTGATCTCAGAGATTGATCCATTAACAACTACAGAAGCAGTTGCTCCAGTTCCACTACCGCCAGAAATGGTAATAGTTGGAGGAGATGCAGCATCATATCCAGAACCTGCATTTGTAATACCAATAGAAGTTACAGCACCAAATGTTTTCTTAATACTAGACTTATAAGACCAAATTGAAACACCATTTACCCAAGTTCCAATCGGACCAGGATTGATACTGCTTTTTGTAGATATAGTAACAGGTGTAAGAGGAAATCTGTTTAATTTACGTTGGTTACCAGGAAGAAGAGCCGAACCAGGAAAAGGACCTATTTTATAGTTGGGTATACCTGTAGATGCAACATAAACATATGATGTATTGAAGAAAGAGTTTTGAACATTAGTTGTATAAGGTCCAATAGAATTTAATACTGGTGTATCATCAGATTTACCTTTATTCAAGTCAACAGATACAAGAATATTTCCCTGAGGAACAACTGTTGCGGGTTGAGGTAATTGATACTGGAATACAGTTGTAGTGTCTCTAGATGTTACTTCAAAAGTTCCGTTAAAGATAATTGGGTTAGCACCATAAATTGTAACCTGATCTCCAACTAAAAGACCATGTGGATTAGAACAAGTTACAGTTGCAGACTGATTATTAACACCACCATATGTAATACTGGTTACTGCGATTAACTTTTTAACATTATACAACCAAGTTGTTAACTCAGGAGAGATTCCTGTTCCACCTAATTTAGAAACAGTTAATTTATCGCCTGGTAAGTAATATGAACCAGTATCAGTTAATGTTGTCTGTTGTGCGTCAACAATACCAACAACTTTTAAAATAACCTCTTGGGGAGTTCCTTTATTAACAAAAACTTGGAAACTAGACGCTACTTCTGTAGCAGAGTCCCAATCTTCTACAATACCGTTTACAGAACGAGTACACTCAATAAACTGGTTTAATGATTTTTCTTTATATTGAACAACTTCACTTCCACCAATAATAAACTCACCATTTCTCTCTGGCCAACCAATAGTAGAGTCAACAGTAATAATTGACTCAGTTGTATTAAGAGGTTCTGCTAATTTTGTTTTATAAGGAACAACAAACGTTCCAGTGATAGTTTCTTCTGATAATACTAATTCAAAGATTTCTACATCAGAAGTTTTAATAGAAATATAGTTTTCAACTAAAGCACTCGCTGCTTTAATATTAGGATCTGCAATATCTGGATCTTGAGTCAATAAACCATCTCTGATGTCAACAGGATTTCCACTAACTAAAGTTGCACGCAAAATAGTGTCAATAGACCATGTTGCAGCAGATGGTTTAATAATTTGGTCTTTAGGATAAGATATACTTACTTGCTCACCATAAAGCAACTTAAACAAATAACTGATACTAAAGGAGGTTCCTTTAGCCATGTAGAAGTCTTTAATTGTCTTAATTGATGTTCTTACATCAATTTTCTTGTAATCTAGTTCTGGAACGTCAGGTAAATACTGTTCTGTGTATTTGTCTAATATTCTTTTAACAAATAGTGCATCAAGACATTTTACAGATGCATCTATAGCACCAGTTGCTGCAACAGTGTTATTTGTGAATACTGCATTACCATCTTCAGTATATGAAGTAATTCCACTTGCTGCTCTAGCACAACCAATAAATTTTGCTTTACTATATCCCTTTCCTTTTTGATTTACTGTAAAACCAGTAACTTCATTCAAACCTATCTCAGCAGATGCTTTTGCTTGTGGAGGACTTTGAATTACAACTTTAGGAGGTGCTGCTTGACTATATCCAGTACCGAAAGCAGTTACGTTAATATCAGTAATCTGACCATTAAATATAGCAGCAGTTGCAGTTGCTCCAGTTCCACCTGCATAGTTTCCAGTTCCATCAGTTCTACTATCAACAATATAAACAGAAGGAATATCATCAAATCCACTACCACCATTTAAAAGTTCAATTCCAATAACTCTTCCATCATTATCAACTTTAGTTTCAAGAACTTGAGCACCTACAGGATCTATTACAGCAATTCTAGGAGTAGTTTCATATCCTTGACCTGCGTTAAGAATATTGATTGATGTAATTACACCATTGGTTAAAACTGCTTCTAAAGCTGCCTTAATACCATTAGTTCCAGTAGGTTCATCAATATAAATGCTAGGAACAGTAGTATATCCAAATCCACCATTAGTGATCGGAATACTTCCTACTACTTGACCATTTACAATAGGACAGGTGCCTAGTACAGCACCGCCTGGTTGCCTAAAAGTGATTCTAGGGGTAAATGTATACCCAGAACCAGAAGTAACAACTTCTAACCCTGATACAGCACCATTAGTTACAGTTGCTTTTAATACTGCTGCTGTAGAACCTGGTTTAGTTGGAGTTTGAACTTGAACAACGGGAGGGTTAGTATCGCTATAACCTTTACCACCATCAATTAATGATAATGTCTTAATACCATTAACTAAACTACTTACCGATGCACCACTACCTGCATCAGAGTTTACAGATACTTGAGGAGGGTATTCAAATCTATAATTACTACCACTCGCATTTATAGAAACGCTAGTTAACTGTCCAGTATTATCAACACGAGAATATCCAACAGCACCAGAACCAAATGAAGGTATAGGTGCTTCAATAGAGTATAGAGATAAGAAACGACCATTTAAAGGTGCAGTTAAGAATATAAACTGATCACCATCAAGGAAAAAGTCAACCTTTGGAACTAAAAGACGATTATCATAAACTGCAAGAATATATTCATCTGCTACTGGTTCATATCTAACACCATTTCTTGTTACAGTAAATTGTGACTTACCTCCACCAAATCCACCAGATAAATTATCAATACCTACGATTGGATTTTCTACAAAACCACTTAAGTACGTAATATAAGTCGAAGAAGAGTCATCTGCAGGTATTCTTGTTCTAGGTGCAGTAGCAAAGACAATTTGTGTTCCAGAAACTGTATAATCAACATTTGGAACTAATACTTGACCATATAAAGATACAATAAGATGTTGTGCTGAAGGTGCAGCAATAGGACTGTCTTGAGAGGTTAAATTAAAAGAAACTGTAGAACTATCAAAAGAATCAATAGGACTTGCAAGATTTGTCCACTTTAATTTTACTTGTTCATATGAAATACCAGGACTCAATGCAATATTTGGTGCATGAGTTGTTTTTTCGTAATATATTACTTCATTACCGATTAATACTGATCCATCATTCTCTAAAAACTGATCTACACTCTCTACAACAATTTCATCATCAGTTGCAGTAAATGCTTCTACTACTTTTGTAGCACCATCCAATACATCGATGTTAAGTTTATCGATATCGAGGTATTGTAAAAATTCGTTGAGAATATTTTGTCCGAGACCTGTTTTCTCTTGAGAACGATAGTAATACTCAATAAATTTATTGAATAATGGATAATCGTTCTCAATAAAGGCAGGTGACTGGTTTACAATCGACTGTGAGACTTTATTGATATTCATCTACGCTTAGAAGCAGGATGTGTCGGTTAAATTGCCAGCATTTCCAATATCTGCTACAGTTAATGTTGTAGGTGTAGTATTGAATACTGCAGGTGTCAAACTATTTAGTGGGATAGTAGGAGGTGGAGTAGAACCAAGTGGAACTACTGTTACTTCTGGATTGATAACATTGATAATTGTGCCTGGTGTTGAAGCAGGTACTGTAGAAACGTTAGCAGGAATAAACAGAACGGGGATTGCTAAATCTGTTGGAAGTAATGCTGAATCAGTAACAGAACCAGCACCTGTTGTGGCATCTGTAATTGTTACACCTGATGTTGGATTATTTACACCAGCACCAATAATAGCAATAGGACCAAAGCAGATTTCACCAGTGGTGTAATTTACTGTACCAGCAGCATTATTTGTGTAAACTTTCTTATTACCAGTATTATAGAAGGTTCTTAAATTACCAAATCCATCATCTTCAAACTGTTGATCGATGCCAGGTCTATCAGCAGTCCTAAATGTTCCAGATAAAAGGATTGGTTCCTTCTTACAAGCAGTTCCATCATTATTACTAGGATTACTATCATATAGTGCACCACCAGTAGCAATACAGTAAGTATTAGTCTGATTTGTAACTGGTCTAATGTATCTTAACAATGAAAGTTGAATTGACACGTCAGTGACAGAATTATCAGAAAGAGTAACCGCTTTTTCAAAATCTCCAGATCTAAATGTGGAGTTAAAATTGTTAATTTGAGTTTGTGTTGCCCAATCATTAATACCATTCTGAATATTAGTCTTAATGTCAGAAGTATTTGTTGCAGTAGCAGTATTGTACTGTGCATACACTTTTAAGTAGATATAAATGTCTTCTGGATCAATAATAACAGGATCAATCGATGCCATTGCATATTTTCTTAAATCTGAAGCAATAGTTTTCTTAGTTGCGTCATTTAGAAGAGATCCTGTCTTAGTTTTGATTGCAATATAAACTTTTCCATATACAGGAGGATTTAAAGTGTCACCACCATATGCAACTACAGAATCAGCGTTAGAATACACTCTTTTTGTAATTAGAGCATAGTCTTGTGCAGTTACAGCACGATATTGTGCAGAGTAGTATCTTGGTGCATTATATTTGATAGATTCTACACTTTCTGCAGCAGAACCTAGTTGAGAACGATCTTTTACAGTTACTGTAACATTTGAAGGTGAATATGAAACATTATTTGAATCAGTAATTTGTCCTATGAAAGAAAAACTGCTAACTTCGTTCGCTTCTGCACCTGCAGTTACCAAATACTCTAATTGAACGATTTCACCATCATTAAGTGCTCTACCTGCTGTGTTATCACCAAACTTAACTTCATAACGCATGTCTTCCCCTTCAGAAATGAAGTATGCACGAGTTGCTGCAGTTAAGTCAGTAATTGTATCTACACGACTGTATAAGTCGGAGCTTGTAGATGATTCATTTTGTTTTACTCGAACTGTTAAGGTTGCAATATCAGCATCTTCTGAAGGAATCTTATAAACCTGTGATGAGAAGGTATTTACAGTGTATGAGAAGTTTACAATACTACCTTCACTAATCATTACGTTATCAAACTCAGCAATACCAGTAGTAACGTTGACTGTAGATGTGACTGACTCTAAAATATTGAAAACGTAGTTGCCACCAGTTGCAACTGCACCTTTAGCAAGAGTTACGCTTGAAGGATACACTCCATTTGCTGCATTTGTCTGTACAGACAGTTTTAGACACCCTTTTGCCGAAACAATAGAGCGTGGAACGTAATTTAACAGTTTTGCGATATTAACAATATTGTCTCTAACAGTTGCCGATGGCAAAAATGCCTCATTCATCGACATATTGGCATTAAAAGCACTATAATAGCTGTTATAAGCTAAAGTATCGATCAGATAGGATAATGAAGATCCTTCAAAGTCATAATCGGTAAATTCTGACCTTGTTCTGAGGTATGATTTGATCGAGGCTTTGATATCCTCGAAATTTAATGCTGTTAGGTTATTTGGTTGCATTATTCTGGTCTCTTAAGAACGAACTCAATAGTTTCTACGGTTGGCAGTCCCACAATTTTGTATACAACCTCTACATTAAAACTGTTGTTAACAAAATTCATTCTAACATTCACCCTAGCGAGTGTTACTCTAGGTTCATACTGTTCAATGGTATTTACTACCTCTTGTCGAACAGCATCAGCAGTAAAATTATCAAGTGGTTCAAATAAGAGTTCGGAAATACGAGATCCGATAG